TTTTATCACACAAATCATCAAAACTTGGCATTGCCCACATACCTGCACCTTCGTATAAGCCAGTCATTTTCTCAGTGGACCAAGTGTAGTCCAAAGGGACCGACATCTCAGCGTATTCTTCGCAGGCAGTCGCATTAGTGCATATGGTAGGAATTGCTTTGGCGATCCCCTGAAATGGAATATTCCCCCACCCCTCACCGCTGGTCGGATACAGCAAGCAATCAGCAAGATCATAGATCCTGCCGAGCTCCTCAACAGGAACTTCCCAATCTATTATTTCAATCTGAGGGTGCTTCAATGCACTCCTCATTCCGCCAGTAAAGTTGCGAGCGTCTGCTGGTCCGTTCGATTTATATATCATACGGTATCCGTCTTTACCTCCAAAAACTTTTATAAAAGCATCAACGGACATTTGAGAGTTCTTACGAGTAGATGGGGAGCCTATGCTTAAAAAAGTAAATGGATTTTTCCTCACCCTTTTTATTGGATAAAAAATTTCCGGGTCAACGCCAAGTTTAAAGTCATACAGAGGAACTTTGACTCCAGAGTTAATAAACACATCGCGCATAAATGTTGAACAAGTCCATACCTCAGACATCCTGTTGCAATCCTGAACCCATGAATCTGGGAGACGATTTGTCTCCCAGAATGTAAAGCCAATTGAATAAGTTGTTGATTCTACAAAAAACTCGGGCAGGGAATGGTTTATGATTATATCGTCAGACGGCCCAGTCGTCTTGAAATAGCCAAGCGACAAGTCGTTGGTAATTGGGACAATCTCCGCTGGGGCAGTTGAATTATTTCGCCTTATAGGCAAGCCAGTCTTTGATAATTGATCAAAGAGGCGATCTGGCGTATAGCCATACCCAACGCTTAGCGGAGATGATTGATTGTCAGACCAAAGTATCATTCTTGAACTTGAAACGCTATTTGCTTCCCAGCTCTCTCGGCAGCTTCTCTTAATTTAGGAATAGGGAGCCCGTGAACTTTCGTATACTCAACACGATAATTAAACCACCCCTCAACTGCTTTCCACATTCTGTCATCAGTTTTATCCGCCAGCTCATCTAGTTCCTCAGGTGAAAGAAGAAAGCTTAAAACACCTAATGGCATATACACCACAACATCGTATCCTGAATCTTTATCTTCCGAATATTTTGACAGTGCGTTCTGAAAACTCCTAACCATACTCTCAACTGGGGTCCCCGAATAAAAGTCAACATTATTGTAAACATTTCTTTCCCTCGGGCAAACATCATCTACTCCAACAAAAGCTCCGTAACTACGGCATACGAGAGGTCTAAAGCCGTAAATTGTGCATCCGTCTTTGTAGAAAGCACATTTTCTTTTGGTTTCACCGCCAAAGATCCATGTATCATCATACATAGCACCCTTGAGGGCAGATACGATTTTGTCAAAGCAATCGTCGGCGTATTCCTTGCCTTTACTCTCAATGTCTAAATAATATTGCTGGGTTATTCTAAAAGCAATATTGGCACACTCAGCCATATGAATTGTTAAACCAATGGTACAGCAATTCCCCGAGCCGAGACATTTGTATTTTGTTTTATTCTGGTTTGCCTCAATAATCCTTGCTTGGTTGTAAATCATATCCAACTCAGCAAAGACGGCGAGGTCTGACGAGGACACTTTACGCTGCATTATAAACCCATGCCTTTCTTTTTACGATCTCTTTGCTTTCGCAAATCACGCTTCCTGCGCTCCGACTCCTGTTGCATTGGAGACTTTGGTCTTTTTGATGTAACAGCAAGATTTCTCCCCTTCCCTCTAAACTTTAATAAATCATATTTCTTGCACCAGTTATACAACCCTTGCGGACTTATTTCTATATTATAAGTTTGCTTAAGAACTTTGACTATATCAGTTAGATTCATTCTCTTCTTGACATAGTGCTCGTACAGCCAAGACTTATCCTTATAAGGCTCTAGAGTCATTTGAAACCGCCATTAAGTAATACCATAAACCTATCCCTACTGCATCTACAATATCATCGTCAGACAGATCGTCATCGGACATTGCAAAATAGTCTACCACAATTTCACGAACCCGATCTTTTCTTTCCTTCTTTTTCTTAGACTCAGTGTTTAATAAAATCTTGTCCTCTTTTGAGATATTCTTATAACCAATACCCCGCTTCCATAAGATAGGGTTTACATCCATAACTTTCCGACAGTACATCTGTACGATTCCCCATGAGTAACCTATGATATAAGATATCACCCTGCTAGTCTGGAAATTTTGGATATATACAGACTGCTCTATCACCGCAATTGATGGATTGTGCTTCTTACAGACAGCCTGTATCCCGGAATTAATTTCATTAAACTTTATGCTAATATCATTAGTTTTTGTAAATTTAATCTTACCGCAGTCCAGCAATCTCAGTCCATTGTTGAAGTCAATTACAGCCCAGCCAAGCGAATGTGACGAGGGGTCGATAGATAGAATCACTTTGTCATTTGTGTGTACAATATTTTTGAGGCTCAATCTAGACCATCCCTGATACGAGATTCATCCCAGCCCCAGCCAACTAGTCTTTTAACATACCTTTCACGCTTACACCTCTCGCAAATATTTTCTTTATTATACCGAGATAAAGTTGTAATGCATTCTTTTGTCTTGCACTTTCTTTTTTTATCTTTGTTAGCCTTTTTTTCGTAATAATTTTCTAATAATTTTTTATTAGTGATAATCTTCCTACACTCCGGGGAGCAGTAGATACTATTATAAACTTTAGCTACAAAATGTTTTTTACAGTCCGGATTATTACAAATCCTGTTTTCATCATTAACCACTCTCTCCCCAGCATAAAGAAGACACATTACAATCAGCACAGTGCTTAGATGTTCTCTTGTAAGGTCTGTCAGGGATAGTACCGCTAGTGTAATTCCCATAAATATCTCTATATTTCTTAAACAATTTATCAATAAAAGCTTGATCTTTCTCTATATAAAGAGGAAGAATCTCTTGATTGTTTTTACATTCATATATTACAAAACCGCCGTCTAAGTTTAGACACTCCATGTAAATTTGAGCCTGACGGTAATGCTCGTCTTTCGGCTTGTTATGAAGTTTTCTATAATGAAAGCCTTCAGAACTGATTGACTTTAGTTCAATCAACTTATCGCCATGCCAATTAATAATTCCATCAGCCGTACCCTCGATTGGGGGAGACGAATAAGTAACGGGAATCTCTTCTTGAACAAGAACACCCATTTCCCTAAAATAACCATATAGTCTATCGTGAACAGCATGACCGTTATCAAAAATCCGAAGCGTTTGCGCCCTAAAGTCTGGAGTGACACTCACTCCCTCAAACAAGTAATACCAATATCTAGCGCACTGATTGGTGTAGCTAGGGTGAAATCCTTTTACCTTTTTAAATTCAGGCTTGTTTCTCTCCAAGAGAGCATCGTCAATTGCCTTATTTAGGCTATTTTCAAGATCGACAGATGTTATCTTTTCAACTGGGACAGGAATTACCTTGGGGGCTCTCAATACTTTTAGTGATTTCATTGCATACCGCCCTTTGCAGCTAATTTTAGTGCATTAATATTTTCCGTTAGTGCTTCATACATGGTTTTCCATATATCGTTTACAAATTTATCTTGATCATTCATAACCGAAGACTTTCTTTTGAAAGCCTGGGATTTAACAATCATCAGCGTTCTGTACGCCGCTAATATATTAGCATACTTGATAGCCTGCCCGGACAGATAATGATCTGGATTCACAATAATATCCTCAACTATACGGATACATTCTAAAAACTCATCAGCCTTGTCACCCATTTGCTCAGCCAAAGTTTCCTTGTTAATTATAATATCTGGCACTTATTGATCCTTTCTAAGATCTTCTGTCTTAACAACAGCCTGCTTTACTAAAGTCTTCTGTATCCCAATGTGATACTTATATACATAAAAGCCAAAATAATGACCATCATCCCAGTTATAACTTACACCAAAAGACCGCCAATGAGACATTTTGTCACAAAAGAGAACATATTTATTTACTTTACTCATAATCGCTTCCTTTCACAAGTTCTTGAAACACTTCCCAGTCTATTATAGCGACCTTTGTCTCTGAATTCTCTCCGAACACAACAGAAATACAAGGGTATTTATAGTTAGAATTCCATGCATCCTTACGCATCTTAGCCCACGCCTTCAAAGTTAAAGTAAAAGTTTTCTCATTATGCTTATAATCCAAAAGAAACTTATTCAAAGAAGCATCACCCTTCCTAATCCCACGACCAGAGTTCTTAACAGCTTTCGCCTTATCCCTCTTAATCTCCTCTTGCTCAGTTCTTTTCACTAGGAACTTCTTTTCTTGTTGCCTCTAACTTCTTCATATGCCCGAATTGCTTCCAAGCGCCGGATAACAAACGAATCTTTATCAGACGAACAAAATACCAGAGCGTCATGCAGCTGCTCCGTAAGATAGTATTCTCTCCAATACCGACTCGTCTGGATCTCTAGGGCTCTGCGAATACGCTTCTCCTGAGACTCCAGATCCTCGATTCTCTGCATAATCTTTTTCCTCATACAAGCTCCTACTCATCGTCTTCCACCCCCCTGTCACCACAAAGTGGATCCTGAGGAATAGGCTGTGCGCAATGGCACAGATATGTTCTCACACCAATAATAATCACGCAAACTCCTTCATTATCTATAGTATCACTTAAAGTGCAATAAAATCTCTTGATCAGTAGGTTCTCTAAACGAGGGGTTCTTGATCAGATGATCGTACTCATCCTCAGGGACTTTATGAATCGGATTGTCCCTTGAAAAACGAATACCGTTTGGCGTAGAATACCCCGAACCACTTTGGAAGTATATGTATTTCTTTCTAGACACTTTCCCAATTGGCTTGAACATATCAATACCCACCCGCTTAATCAAGCCGCTTAGCATCTTGTCACATTGACTCTGCCAGTTGTATTCCTTGATAACTTTCGGGGCCTGTTTATAATAAAAATCACATTGAGCATCAAAATTTTCAACCGCATTCTTCATCAACTCCACTGTTGAATCAAAATCGGGGAGTATGACATCACCAGTGTGATAGCCGGAATGCTGGGTCTTACCCATTGTTGACTCAATGATATTACCGCCAAGATATTTTTCGTAACTACACCACTTACTTGTTGAAATTGTTGGCATTCCTGTAGCCAACGCCTGAAGAGGGATTAGCCCGAAGCCCTCTCCTTCTGTTGGGTAGATAAGAATATCATGCTGATGGTACAGCTCAACCATTTCTTCCTGAGTCAGTGTTTTAAATATCCTGATAATATTTTCTTCCATGGCGGGGGCTTTGCCATTGAAAAGATCCATGACACTGAAGCCGCCGCCTTCCGCTCCGTGCCCATGATGTTTCAATGTTAGCTGAAAATTATTATTACCTTTAAATAATTTAAGGAAAGCTCGCTCTGCGAGATCAGCCCTTTTTCGTTTACTGTCCGAATCAACATGCAGGAATCGTATCTTATTCCGATTACCCCTTCTAAGGGGCTTCCACATATCATCAACACCAAGCTCGAATATATGTGTTGGGACATCTACGCCAGAATTTGCAATTGCATCGGCAGAGAATTGATTACCCACCCAGATTTCATCAAAAGTTTTCATAGTGGGAATCCACCAATCCCACGCTCTAGTTGATTCCAAATATGTACCATTAATCTTGTACTGATGATCATGGTGTTTCTTGAAACCTGGCTGCCTGTAATCCTGTCCCGTGATAGGGTGATGCCATTCTGGCTCCATATAAAACATCTGGATTTGTGCAGCGGGATCATTCTCAACGACCTCCATCTGCTGACCGCGATAAGTGAATTGATTAAAGTGCTTTACAATATTGGTATAGCCATAGGCGTAGCCAAAGATGTTTATAGCATCCTTAATGTGCTGATCGGTATGGATTGAAAAAATCATGCATTTATGCGCTTAAGAATTTCCTTAATTTGTTTTTCAGTCAATTCAATAGCACCCATACCATTCCATTTACTTTCTTCATAAGAATACCATGCACCCTTGCGCTGAATAATATCCATTTGAATGGCAATATCAATAATCTCTCGGCTTTGATCAATCCGGCCCTCTTGAGGGAGGACATAGTAGTAACCCGTTGCTCCGATAGTTGGAATCTGTTTTGTTTTCTCAACAGTCCAAGTAGCCCGTTGAGAAGTAATCATATTATTCTCTTCACGCTCCATCTCGCCCTTGGACATAGAGAGAAACAACTTAACAATATTGTGCATGTTATGGTGAACCGTATTGCCCATCTTTGCTTTCGTAATCGCGTACATACCGCTCAAATCAACTGTTTGATGAGCAACAAACAGCATAATATTACGTTCTTTGTGAAGATAATTCACCAGCTTCTGCAAAAAGTAGCCTTGTGAACGAGCCGATAACCCCATCGCCTTACCACCCTCAGGCTTATCATAAAACTCTTCCTTCACAATATTAGACAAAGAGTCAAACAAGAAAATGTGTTTTTCCTTGTCATCCGTGAGGTATCCAATCAGATTCTTCATAATATCCTCAACAATAGTGGACTGAATTACCACCACATCACTAATATCCAAACCACACTTCTCAGCATACGCATCATTATAAGAAGACTCAGAATCAACAATCACAGGACGAT